CCGTTTTCTAAAACAGGGATTCGTTTGGCCCTGATCACTGCAGCCAGCAGCGCGCGCCAGGCGTAATCCAGTCCCGTCCCGTTTTGAAAGCCACGGATTTCGGGGGTTTCATAGTTCCATCAGGAGCTGGCACGGCGCGCGCAGCGGAACTCCTGTGAAAAAAAGCCCGGAAATCTGCACCTTTCGGTTCACGCTGCCAGTGCAGCGTTCCAGGCTGTCACAGCGTAAAAAATTCTTGACAGGGGATCCCCTGTTTTATAGACTGGACCAGAACATATGAAAGGAGAAAGATTATGTCCAGAAAAAAAATAACATCTAAGCGAATGCAAGAAGCTTTTAATTTAAATGAAGCACATCTTGATGCGTTAGTAGCAGCAGTCGGTGTCGAGGCAGCTTTAAAAGGAGCCTTGTTAAGTACTTTGTTTGCTATATATGATGCCGCACCAAGTGAGGAGGCTGCTTTACATACTATTGCTGTGGCTAATAAAATGGCTGCTAAAAAATTTCACGAGGAAACATTAGCCTCTGAGGCTACAAGGCACTAATATGTGGTTAGTATTATTAATAGTGGCATTGTTTTTAGCAATGCCACGATTTATGTGTTATTTAACAATTGGGTTATTCTTGTGGACAATGATCTAGCGGTCCCGTCCCGTTCCCGTTTCAACCTCAGAAATTTTTTGAACGTTATAGTCAGGATGGGCCCTGCAGCGCCCGCGGGGAAATTTCTGGAGAAGAAAGATGAAAATTGTTAAAAAAATATTTTGTATTATAATAGGAGTATGATATAATGGAGTTGAACCTTATAATATAATTAAGAGAAAGGAGTTTATTATGGGTTTTGATATATATGGTCTAGCACCAAAAACTAAAGGTAAAAAACCAGAAATAGATTGGAGTAAGGCAACCGATAAAGATAAAGATGCCTACTTCAAAGCTATGGATAAATTTGAAGAAGAAAATCCAGGTTATTATTTTCGTAATAATGTGTGGTGGTGGAGACCACTAGGCGAGTTGATTCACGATAAATGTGGCGACCTGCTTTCTGATGAGCAGAAAGAGGGATTGCAACATAATGGTGGAACAAATTACACCAAGCAACAAGCTATTCAAATCGCTAATAGATTAAGTGATTTAATTAAGAATGGTTATGTTGACGACCTTGAGAAGTCCATCAAGGACAATGCGAAAATTGCAAGTAAACATAACGAGGGTATTCAAAAAAAACTTGAAGACATTAGAAAAGAAGTTGAAAGAATACGACCTGATGAAAATCTTGCACCTAAAGACTATCCATTTCCTTACAATCAACATTGGCAAGAAATCAATGCACAGAGAAGTTGGGATGATAGTTACCCATTTAACAAAGAAAATGTTAAGCAATTCATTAACTTTGCACGATTTAGTGGTGGTTTCCAAATCTGTTAATTAGTTCCTTCCTTGTCCCGTCCCGTTTGCGAAATGCTTCGGGACGGGATTTTTTTCTTGTAGTTGCCGAGCGCGCGCCAGCGTGGAAAAATCACATTAGTTTTTCTCCCGTCTCCCGTCTCCCGTGCCGTTTTCTCGTTTCTCGTTTGTAGTTTCAACCTGCAGCCATCTGGTATTCCTGGAGTTCAGTCCGAAAAAAAAATTTTAAAAAAAAATAAAAAAATGTCTTTTTTTGTTTGATAATATCCTAAAATATTATATTATAATATAAGCAATACTTTTTATTAACTTAACGAGAAAGAAGGAAACATGAAAAAAATTGCTCTGAAAAATAAGAAAATGACAATGAGTCAAATTCTTACAAAATACAATTCTTTAATAGATAATATTAAAAAATTGCAAACTGCTAAATCTGATTATAATAATCAGATATTAAAGGCATTAGGTTATGATGATAACAAACCTAAAAAACTTTATACTAAAAAAATTGGTAAACATTTTGTTATGTGTAAAGTATCTCAAAGTTATTCTTTGAATTTATCTGAAGTAAAAAAAGAATTTCCTATTCTTGATACTGATGAAAAAGCAAAGAGTAAATTTTATAAACTCAATAGTCCTAGAAAAGAAATTGTTGTTGAGGTTAACAATGACTAGTGTAAGAGATTTAATTGCTAGTTATACTAACAATGAAGTATCCGTTAACGAAACGGATACTTCTCCAACAATCAACAATAATAATAATCAAGTTAATTCTACTGATACAACTCATAGATTAAACAATATGTTAATTGCTAAAATCCTTGAGGATAGAATTGTTGAACATTGTTCTAAATATCAAAATGAACAATCGCAAGATTTGATGAACGAAGTTCAACAAGATTTACAAGCAGTAAGAATACAAATATTAGGGAGATAATTATGACTAAAAATAAAAACATCGATTTAATTAAAAATATGGGTAAGACATTTGAACCTACTGAAAAAGAACATAAAGAATTTCAAGGTAGAGTTAAAAATATTGTTGCCCAACAAAAGAATGTTGATGAAATTGCAGACAATCTTGGTAGAAAATTAAGACAAGGTCAAACAATTTCTAAACAAGAACATAATGAATTTTATAAAAGTATGAAAGAGCATTTACAAAATCTCAAAAAGTAAATTTCATTATACCTAAACTAAAGACGGCTCTATATTTCTAGAGCCGTTTTTTTTTGTCTAATTTTCAAGGCTCTTTTTTACTTCCGTTTTCCGTTCTCGCTACAATTTTATTTTTCCCGTACACAGTTTGAGCTTACAGTTGCCGGGCTGGCTATAGTCAACTTACATAAATGTATACAGTAATAAAAACTTTCGTTATAATCCTTGTATGAAACCATCTGTTATGCCAACGGAAAAGTTGAGGCTCAAAGTAGAAAAGCTGTGGATACAGCACATCAAACTTTGCCAGGATCATTTTTTATATTTTGTTCAAGAGGTATGGCCCGACTTTATATGTAGAAAAGAAAAAGAAGTAGAAAAGTGGGGACACCATCAGATTATAGCTAGTGAGTTTACCAGTATTGCGGCAGAAAAAAAAGGGAGGCTCATTATAAATATGCCACCTAGACACACTAAATCAGAATTTGCTTCCGTATATTACCCTGCTTGGATTATTGGTAAATATCCAAAAATGAAAATAATGCAAGTGTCTCATAACACAGAACTTGCAGTAAGGTTCGGTTCTAAGGTTCGTAACATAATTGACTCCCCAGAGTACAAACAAATATTTGGTGATGTGAAACTTCGTGAGGACTCCAAAGCCAAGGGTCGTTGGGAAACTAACCAAGGTGGTGAATACTATGCAGCTGGCGTCGGTGCGTCCATCACGGGCCGTGGTGCAGACTTACTGATTATTGATGATCCACACACGGAACAAGACTCAATGTCCGATGTAGCTATGGAACGAGCTTATGATTGGTATACTTCAGGTCCACGACAGCGTTTACAACCGGGAGGCTCAATTTTACTGGTAATGACACGATGGGCAGAAGATGATTTAACGGGTAGATTATTGAAGGCTCAAACTGAACCTAAAGCTGACAACTGGCGACAAATTTCTTTTCCTGCGATTCTTGACTCAGGGAACCCAGTATGGCCTGAGTATTGGAATTTAGAAGAATTAGAAAAGATCAAAGCTTCTGTACCTATTCGTAATTGGTCAGCACAGTATATGCAGAATCCGACAAGTGAGGAAGGTGCAATTTTAAAACGAGAATGGTGGCGTCCGTGGCAAGGACAGATACCAAATCTTATGCATGTCATACAAAGTTATGATACAGCGTTTAGTAAAAAAGAAACAGCTGACTATTCAGCTATAACGACTTGGGGTATTTTTAGTCCTGAAGAAGGAGGTGCTCCCCATATAATTTTGTTAGATGCGATACGGGGTAAATATGATTTTCCTGAACTCAAAGCTGTAGCTATGGATGCGTATAAGTATTGGGAACCGGAAACAATTGTTATAGAACAAAAAGCAAGTGGTGAACCTTTAACCCATGAGTTTAGGCGTATGGGTATACCAGTTGTACCTTTTGTTCCTACTCGTGGTAATGACAAACATACCCGTGTAAATGTTGTGGCACCAATTTTTGAATCGGGACAGGTATGGTTTCCACACGGAGAAAAGTTTGCGCATGATGTGATAGATGAGTGTGCGGCTTTTCCAAATGGTGCTAATGATGATTATGTTGATTCAACAACACAAGCGTTACTAAGGTATCGCCAAGGCAACTTTGTTGAGTTATACTCAGACTATGTAGATAACGAAGATAGACCACCAAAAGAGTATAGGTATTATTAATGGCAATAAAAGGTATATTAGGACTTCTTAAAAAAGCGAAAACATCTTACGATGAGTTTTACGGATTACCAAAACCAAAACAAACTGAAGCTGCTGAGTCGGTAGCCAAGGACCCTGATCCGATAACCAAAACTAATTTACCGGCATTAAGCAAACAAGAACAAGGGCTCACGACTCTTTCGCCAGGTGGTCGTGCAGAAGCTGAAGATTTTCGTCTAACTAACTTGTATAAAAAATTATCTAAGAATGCAGTGTCAAAGCCTTTAAGTTTTGGCGGAACTAAAAACAGACCCTTTACCGATGCACAACAATTTTATTATCTTCAAAACAAAAATTTTAGTGAACCTGAAGGACAGTTTGGTTCAGCCTTATTTGATGTGGTTGCTGGAGATACAAGCACAAGAAAAATGCCGGGTTCATATTGGATGGGTTTAGTCACAAAGGATCAAGGTAAATATATGATGCCTGGATATCAAAATGTTAGAAAGAATATTACAAAAGAGGAGTTGGCTGATACTAATCTCTTACACTTTGATGAGAACAATAAACCTATTGGTGGATTACTTTTAGCATCTGAAACAGCTAAACAGCCTTTATCAAAATTAACTTTACTTAAACAAATTAAACGCAATCCAGCAAATAGATTTTTTACTTTGAAAAATTTTATGGATCAATCGGTAAAGCAGGATCTCAAAGATTATCAAAAGTTTTACACAAATTATGTAGATAGTATGGAATCATCATTATCTAAAGCAGGGGTTAAATTGACAAAAGAGGAAAACGATTTAATTCGTAACACCAAAAGACAATTGAAAGATATAAGATTTCCATATCAAAAAGGTTTACTTAATGCAGTAGATCAAGGTCAAGGCGGTGGTGCATTTTCTATAGAAGGTATGGAGTTTAGGTTTCCAATAGAGTTTGCCAATATCTTTTTAAAACACGGAAAAAAGATTGAAGCAAAAAGTCCTGAACTGTTAAAAGGTAAAGACGCTATTGAAAAGATGGAAAACCTTATGAAAACTAAATTAGTAAGGTCTATTGAAAGAAGTCAAGCTGACGGAATAAATTCAGCAGGTACGCAGTTACAATATAGAATACCAGGAGCAGATGATTATAGAGAACTGATTATAGTGCAAAAAAAATTACCGCAAGGCCATACAGTGGCACACGGGGGACTAGGTAGCCCAATGAACAATGTGCTTGGACATATTCGGTATCAGTATAATGATTTTTTAGATCCGGCAAGTGGTAAACCACAAGGAGGTAAAATTGCAATTGTTGATGAAATACAATCTGATATTGCTGCGGCAAATGCTAGAGGTATTCGCGAAAGAGGTGAAGTTCGTGGTATTAACCCTATGGGTGCACCTGAGATCAAAGTATTGACAGATGAAGCCCTGGATGATATCGCCGCAAATTCTAGAAAAATTTTTGATTACACCACCAACCCTGCAAACAAAAATAGTATTGATATACAAAAATTAACAAAAGAAACTGAGAATACGGACGCGCGTTTAAAAATGTTACAAAAAATGAAAGAAAAAGCCGAAGGTTCAGAAAACAAAAGACAAGTTCCATTTGTACCTTTTGCACAAGGAGGTAAAAAAGACAGAGAGAATTATGCTGATTTTTTTCTCAAACAACTTATAAAAGAAATACCAGCTGAAAAAGATAATGTACAGTGGATTGGTATTGCACCAACTACACTTTCACAAGCTCCAAAGTTAGAAGGCGGAATTATAACAGGAGCAAGAGGTCGTTTAGGTAATTGGGAATTTTATGGGACCTCTGATGGTAAGATGGGGATAAAAGGTGTTAAAGCTGTTAAAAGAGTTCCTACCGATAACAGAGGCAACACTAAGAATGAAGCAGTTGATACAAACCCAAACCCTGATTCTATTCTAATGACAATTATGAAAAGACTTGCTAAAGAATATGATAGTGAGGTAAAATTAATTAAAGTTGCAAAAAGCGATCCTAACAAAGAATTTAAAGCTATTAGAAGAATTCCAAACTGGGATGAAAGTTTAGCTTATAATAAAAAAGCTACGGGTCCAAGTGATGATTCAATTGAAATATTACACGCTAGTGATTCGCAAAAAGATATGAGCAGGTTTCTCACAACACTCGCTGAAAGAGATCTTAGAGCAGAACGTATGGCACCTGGTGATTCCAGAAATTATTTTACAACCTATGCTTTGAAGCTAACACCAGCTTTGAAAGAAGCACGAATGAAAATTTACAAGAAAGAGGGAGGTCTAGTCGTAGACCTTTTTAAATGGTAGGATAACTTATGGCAAAAATAACAAAAGAAGAAATTATAGACGATATACAAAGAGATTTTGCTTATGACATAATAGGTGATATGAATCCTTTTAAAAAGGGAAAAAATGTCGTAAGTTTAAGTCCTCCAAATCTTATTGAAGATATTCAAAAAACAGATAAAGCAAGAAAAGTTGCGGACAGAAAAAGAGGTAAGATGTTTGAAATGCCTGGTGGCTTTGGTATATCCGAAGCAGTGCGTGAGATATCCAAAAAAAGTTATAATAAAGGTGACTTTGTTGAAGTCCCTGTTAAACTTGCAAGAACAAAACCAACGAGGTTGTACTAATGTCTAGAAAAAAACAAAAAAAAATCAAAAAACCTGAAGACTTCGGGAGATTTAGTGAAGCATTGTTAAAAAAAGAATATGGCGATGAATATCAGATCATAACACAAAAAGATTATAAAGATTTAACAAAAGGTCAAAAAAAATTATTTGATCAAACTGTTCAAAACTACGATAAGAAACAAAAAAAGTATGGCAGGCGAGGGCAAGACAACAAATTGTTAGTTATTGGCGCTCAAAACAAACCTAGTCTTGGTATACCACCAAGAACAAAATTTTCTGATTTACGAGAGATTGACTATCGCTCTGCTAAAATGAGACCCACTAATGAAATGTTGATGATAGGAGTACCTAGATTTCGCAGGAAAAATCAACAAGAAGCATTAGAAGATAGTAGAAGCGAAGTTCAGGCAGAGGTTGATTTTGAAGGTGTTGATAAGGGTAAAGTCAGTGCAAGTTATTCTGGACAAAACGAGGGTGTAAACCCAAGGACTGGTTTACCTATTACAAAATCTAATCCAAGAATGCGTATCATAAAAGAATTAAAATATATTGCAAACACACCAGATTATGGTAAAGAAAGACAAGAAGCAGCTAAGCAACAATTAAAAAGTTTTTCAAAAAAAGTTCTGGGTAGAGTAGATGGAGGCTCTGTTCATGTTAAAGGTAAATTAGGTAGAACAAAACCAACAAGGTTATACTAATGGATGAAGATGAAGTTTTAGAACAACAGGTTGATCCTGTTGATGTTGAGATACAAGAACCTACAGAGGACGAAGTTGTTGAAGAAGAAGCAGTAGAGGAAAACTTCTTCACAAATTTAGCTGATGAACTTGACGACACAATTTTAGCAAGTTTAGCTAGTCAACTTGTAACTGATTATAGAAAAGATAAAGAATCAAGAAGCGATTGGGAAAAGTCCTATACATCTGGACTTGATCTTCTTGGTTTCAAATACAACGATGAAGGACAGCCTTTCCGTGGTGCAAGTTCCGTGACGCATCCTTTATTAGCCGAGTCTGTTACACAATTTCAAGCACAAGCCTATAAAGAATTACTACCGGCTGATGGTCCAGTAAAATCTCAAATACTGGGAGATAGAACTCCTGACAGAGAATCACAAGCACAACGGGTTCAGGAGTTTATGAACTATATGGTTATGGAAAAGATGGAGGAATACACTCCTGAGTTTGACCAAATGTTATTTTATCTTCCGTTAGCTGGTTCTACTTTTAAGAAAGTTTACTACGATGAGATTATGCAAAGAGCTGTCAGTAAGTTTATACCTGCCGAAGATATGGTTGTGCCTTACTATGCAACTGACTTAAAAGATGCAGAAAGAATTACCCATGTTCTTAAAATGTCTGAGAACGATATTCTTAAAAAACAAAAAAGCGGGTTTTACAGAGATGTAAAAATTTTGCCTTCACAAATGGATGATGATGTTCAAAACAAGTATGAAGAGCTTGAAGGTGTTCAAAAAATGGGAGACACAGATTATCAATTCAATGTTTTAGAAATGCATGTTGATTTAGACCCTGAAGATTTGACAGGACAAAGTGAAGAAAAGAATGTCAAAGTACCTTACATTGTAACAATTGATGAAGGTTCACAAGAAATTTTATCTATCTACAGAAACTTCACACCTAATGATTCTTTGTTCAAAAGAAAAGAATATTTTGTTCATTACAAGTTTTTGCCAGGTTTAGGTTTCTATGGATTTGGTTTAATTCACATGATTGGTGGATTATCCAAAACAGCAACAGCTGCATTAAGACAATTATTAGATGCAGGTACATTAAGTAACCTACCTGCTGGTTTTAAATCACGAGGTATAAGAATTAGAGATGATGAGCAACCTTTTCAACCCGGTGAGTTTAGAGATGTTGATGCACCAGGGGGTAACATCAAGGATCAATTTCAAATTTTACCATTTAAAGAGCCAAGTGGCACACTTTTTCAACTTTTAGGGTTTGTAGTACAAGCTGGACAACGATTTGCAGCTATTGCTGACATGCAAATTGGTGAAGATAAGCAAAATAGAGCTGTCGGAACCACACTAGCACTACTTGAGCGCGGATCTAGGGTGATGAGTGCCATTCACAAGCGACTTTATTACGCAATGCGTCAAGAATTTAGACTTTTACACCAAGTTTTTGCCGAATATTTGCCACCAGTCTACCCATATGCAGTTTATGGAGGTGATAGACTCGTAAAATTAGCAGATTTTAGTGAAGAAGTTGATGTAATACCTGTTGCAGACCCAAATGTGTTCTCTTTATCGCAAAGGGTGACACTTGCAAGTCAACAATTACAGATTGCACAGTCGAATCCACAAATGCACGACATGCGTGAAGCGTATAGACGTGTTTATGAGGCACTTGGCACTAAGCAGATAGACACTTTACTTAAACCAACACCAGTTCCAGCACCAAAAGACCCAGCAATTGAAAATATGGAAGCTTTACAGATGCAAATACCAAGAGCTTTTCCTTTTCAAAACCATGATGCACATATTCTTGCCCATGCATCGTTTATAAAATCAAGAATGGTGCAATCTAATCCTATGGTTTATGCATTACTTCAAGCACACATATCAGAACACATTTCTTACAAAGCAAGAGCAGTTGTAATGGTTATGGTAATGAATGACGAAAAATTACAAAAACTAAAACAAGAAAGCATGGAGGCATTTCAAGCTGAAACTGAGTCTTTGATTGCTTTACAAGTCGCAGCTATTACAAAAGAACTTGTTGAGGCTGAAGGCATACAACAACAAGATCCGCTAGTAGCACTTAAGTCAAGAGAACTCGATCTGCGTGCTATGGATATGCAGAGAAAAACTATGGAAGAACAACAAGATCAACAAAGAAAACTTTATGAATTTGAGTCTAGACTCGATCTTGATAAGATGAGAAGAGAAGATGCCGAAGCTGCCTCTGCAGAAAGAATAAGGGTAGCTGATGAAAAATTAGACTTAACTGAAAGAAAAATAGAAAACGAGGAGAATAAAAGTGAAGGGTAAAGCATTTGGTCCCCCACCTGAAAAAGGACCTCAACCACAGGGTATGAAACAGGGTGGTTCTAGCCAAGGAGAAAGATTTGTAAAATTTTTTGGAGAGCAGTTTAATCAAAACAAAGATAAAGTTTTAAAAGAGGCTGTAACAGGCCTATTTAGGAAAGATTTCAAACAGCGTTTTAAAAATTTAATGAATCAAGCTCAAAGCGACTTTTATGCTCAAGAAGGCATATCACCAGTTAAAAGCAATTTTGTTGCTTATAATCCAAAAAAATCTGAAACAGGTATTACAACTAAAGAAACTATGGGTTACAAAAAAGGAGGTTTTGGTTGCCCTCACCGAGAAAATGGTGTAAAAAGTGATATAAAAGGAATATCTGAAATACAGATAAAAGGCAAAAAATTTATAGGCGTTAAGTGATAAAGGGCGATTCATCAGAATATCATCTGATAACAAAACATATAGGAAAATTAAATATTGATCGTGCTACACTTACGTGCGAGATTGGGCTAAGGGAGGGTTTGGGTTCAAAAACAATTATGGATGCTGTGCGTGAGCATAAACCAAATCTTTATAAACATATAGCTATAGATCCTTATAATAATTTAAGTTACGAACATTATGATAATGAAGGCAGTGTTGTTGCTGGATACACAGAAGAAATGAAACAAAAAACTGTATCTTATCTATATCAAAATTATCCAGAATTTGATTTTTACCATATGACAGATGATTACTATTTTAAAACCATGGGTGATGGTCACCAATTAGGTCTTTTTAATAACATGATGTTGTTTGGTTTGTATAAAGTTGTTCATTTTGACGGGCCTCACACCACAGAGGCAGTCATACAGGAGTTAAATTTTTTTATTCCTAGATCAGAAACAAAAGCTCTTTTTATAATTGATGATTTTAAAGACCTTCGCATGGGTATTGTAGATATGCTTCTTAAGACTTATAATTTTAAAGTTGCTGAAGAAGGTGACAATAAAATTATTTATCAAAAGGAGATATAATGTTTACAGCGATATTAGGTCCTGTTGCTAGTTTGGCAAAGACATGGATAGAGGGCAAGCAAAAAAAAGCACAACTCAAATCACAAGTAGAATTAACAAAATTAGAAGCTACAAAAACCAAAATAGAAAAAGATGGTTCTTGGGAGGATAAAGCTATGTCCGCAAGTGACAATTCATGGAAAGACGAAGCCTGGACTCTAACGTTCATTGCTATAATTTTTGCATCCTTCGTGCCTGCACTTCAACCTTACATGCAACAAGGGTTTTTATTTTTAAAAAACGATTGTCCTGATTGGATTTCGTATGGAATTTTGGCTTCTATTGCAGGATCGTTTGGGCTTAAAGGTATTGCAAAAATAAAAAAATAAATTAAACTATTTTTAGTGGACTGCGGTCACAACGACAACCAGCACTTCTAACAACGGAGATAATTATGTGGTCAAAACCTGTAATTACAGAAATCTCTGTTGGTCTTGAGATCAACAGTTATGCCTGTGCTGAAAAATAGTATGATGGGAGCTTTATTGCTCCCACTACTTTCCTGCGATCCGGTGTTTGCAAAAAATTATAAATGGTCTGGTAAAGGACAGCTATTTGATGAAAGAAATCAATATTATGTAACTTGCAGATTGAACAAAGAAAAAAGAGTTGATCCTTTTTTTGGTGAAGATTCCGTAAAATGTTTTTATGCGTGTACAGATAAGGAAGATATGGTCATAACAACACACAGTGATCATGTATGTGAAAAACAGATACAGAGTCCAAGGGGAGAAAAAAGAGATTGGCGAAACAGATTAAAATATTGACAATCAAAGATTGTAGCGGTGAACGATTTCCAAAACATAAAAATAAAAAGATGGAATATAAAAGTCCTGTAATATATTATGGTAAAAAGATTTTTTAAAGTAGAAGTTGTATTTGTAAAAAGAAAAAAAAGAAGATATAACAAGAAAGGATTTACTCATAGAAAAAAATTAGGACCCAAATCACATTTAAGACATGCTTGATATTGATACAATACAACAAATTCGTCATTACATTCGTAAAGAAATAAACAAAACTAAAGATCATATATGCTATGGTATAGACAAGTTAGAAAATCTACATTATGCTAAAGGCAAGCTCGCAGCACTAGAAGCTGTGCTTCAGGATCTAAAAGACCTGCAAAATAGAGAGGACGATGTAGATGACATTGATCAAACCTGATAATAAAATTGTTGTTCCTAAAAAGAATGACGATGAAGAACCTTTAGTTCCGAAGGGTTCAAAAGAAACGGAACAATATCTCAAACTTTTACCAAAACCTGTAGGATACAGACTATTAGTTAGACCTTATCAACCTAAGCAAAAAACTAAAGGTGGTCTTTATTTAACAGAGAAAACTCTTGAAACTCAACAACTGACCACTGTGGTTGGTCTTGTAGTTAAAATGGGTGATCTTTGTTACAAAGACAAAAACAAGTTTCCCACTGGTCCTTGGTGTAAGGAGGGGCAGTTCATTGTATATGGACGTTATGCTGGTGCACGCTTTAAAACTAAATATGGTGAGCATCGCATTTTAAACGATGATGAAATCATTGGAACTATTAACAAACCCGAGGATATCCTCGCATTATTCTAAGGAGTAATTATGAACGAAGAAAATAAAGTAGAACTTGATACTGATGATGTTCAAGAAGAGAATGTTTCAGTTCAAGAACAACCAAAAGACGAAAAGCCAGAGCAGGTAGAAGTTGATTTAGGTTATAAAGATCCAGTTAAACAAGAAACAAAAGCAAAAATTGTAACAACAGAAGAAACACCTGAACCACAAACTGAAGATAATCTACCTGAACACACACAAAATGTTCAAAAAAGAATTGATCAGTTGACAAGAAAAATGAGAGAGGCAGAACGAAGAGAAAAGGCTGCACTTGATTATGCAAAAGGTTTACAAAAAAAGTATTCTGATGCAGAAGCTGAAGCAAAGAAGTTTGATCAAAACTTTATTAGTGAGTTTGACTCAAGAGTTGATGCTCAGCGAGAACAAGTAAAAGCTACTTTAAAGACGGCGATTGAAAACAATGATGCTGACCAAATTATGGAATTAAATGATAAACTGACACAGCTAGCAGTGGAAAAAGAAAAAGCAAGATTAAAGAAACAACAATTTGAAGACGAAAAAGCAAAACAAGAAGCAACATTACAACAACCACAAGCTCAACAGGTTCAACAACCTCAACCCGACCCTTCACCAAAAGCTAAAGAGTGGGCAGAAAAAAACACTTGGTTTGGTAACGATAGTGTAATGACTAATGCTGCGTTTGGTGTACATCAAGAATTAGTGGATAAGGGGTTTGACGGAGAGTCTGATGAGTATTACAATGAAGTAGATAAACGAATGAGGGAATATTTTCCTCAAAAGTTTTCTGAAGATACTAAACCCGTTCAAACTGTTGCCTCTGCGGGGCGTAAACAGAAGGGACGCAAAGTTGTGAAACTCACTCGTTCACAAGTGGCTATTGCCAAAAAATTAGGAGTGCCACTAGAAGAATACGCAAAATTCGTGTAGGAGAAAAAATATGAATGAAAAATTAACTAGAACCACACGCGCGTCACAAGAGAATAAGCCTCAAAGGAATAAACCTTGGACGCCACCATCAAGTTTAGATGCACCCCCTGCACCAGTAGGTTTTAAGCATCGTTGGATAAGAACTGAGTTTGCGGGACAAGAAGATACAGGAAATGTCTCCAAAAAACTTAGGGAAGGATGGGAATTTGTTAGAGCCGAAGAGATTAAAAGTCAAATTGGTGAACACGACTATCCAGTTATTCAATCGGGCAGATACAAGGGGTTAATCGGGGTTGGTGGCCTTGTGTTGGCAAGGATACCTGAAGAAACTGTTGAATCACGCAAGGAGTATTTTAGAAATAAAACTGCTGATCAAGTCAAAGCCGTGGATCAAGATATTCTTAGGGAGCAACGACCGGAGATGCCTGTTAATATTAACAGACAATCTCGTGTAACTTTTGGTGGTGGTCGTAAGTCAGAATAATTTTTTGATAAAAGCCATCGCTGTAATATTAATGCCTAAATAAGGAGATTATAAAATGGCAAATGTTAGTGAAAAGTTTGGTCTTAGACCTTATAAATCGCTCAATGGTGCTCCGTGGAATAATGCTCAGAATAGGTATACTATTGCAGCCAATTATGGAACAGCTATTTTCCAAGGTGACTTGGTAGTTCCAGTAGCAGCAGGTAACATTGAACGTTATGATGTTACTGCAAGTTCAGGAGCTGTGAAACCAATTGGTGTTTTCAATGGTGTATTTTATACTGATCCAACCACGAAGAAACCAACCTTTAGTAATTTTTATCCTGGTAGTATTAATGCTAGTGATATTGTTGCTAATGTAATTGATGATCCTAATACGTTGTTTTTAGTTGACTCAGATGAAGCTTTTACTAGAGCAGGTCTGTTTATCGGCTACAAAACTACCAACGTAACTGGGAACACAGCAACCGGCATATCTAAAGTGCAACTTGATACAAGTACTGCAGATTCTACAAATGCAATACCACTTCAAGCTGTTGATATAAGCCAAGATGTTAACAACTCGGACACTACTACTGCTAACGCAAATGTAATTGTTCGTATTCAAAACCATTTTCTGAATCCACCAGCTGCTGCTGGGGATACAGGGGTATAAGGGAGATAAAATATGGCTATTTCAAGATCGCAACTGGTCAAAGAGCTAGAGCCTGGTTTAAATGCTCTCTTTGGCTTAGAATACAATAGATACGAAAACGAACACGCAGAAATATTTGCTGCAGAAGCATCGGATAGAGCTTTTGAAGAAGAAGTAATGCTAACAGGTTTCGGGTCTGCACCAGTTAAAGAAGAAGGTAGCGCGGTTACTTTTGACCAAGCAACTGAATCTTTTACTGCAAGGTATACTCACGAGACTATTGCTATGGCATTCGCTATCACTGAAGAAGCGATTGAAGATAATCTGTATGACAGATTAGCGGCTCGTTATACAAGAGCCTTAGCTCGTTCTATGGCTAACACTAAACAAGTAAAAGCTGCAAATGTTCTTAACAACGCATTTGATTCTAACTTTGCAGGTGGTGATGGTGTTGAACTTTGTTCTACTGCCCACCCAATTGCTACTGGTGGTACATTTGCAAATGAACTATCAACTGCAGCTGACCTTTCAGAAACATCTTTAGAGCAATCTCTGATTGACATTGCTGCATTTGTTGATGAAAGAGGACTTAAAATTGCTATGCAAGGTGTTAAACTGGTTATTCCAAAAGAACTACAGTTTACTGCAGAAAGAATTTTAAGAACTCCACAAAGAGTCGGTACTGCTGATAATGATATTAACGCTATGGCTTCTATGGGTATGATGCCACAAGGCTATAGAGTTAATCACTATCTAACAGATACTGATGCTTTCTTCATTATGACAGATGCACCTAACGGCATGAAAATGTTTGTTAGAAGTCCAATTAAGACTGCTATTGAAGGTGACTTTGATACAGGTAATGTAAGATTTAAAGCAAGAGAAAGATACTCTTTTGGTTTCTCTGATCCAAGAGGTATTTTCGGCTCACCAGGAGCAGCTTAACTTCTTTTCTTTCGTTAAAAAAGAGGGGGACTTACGAGTCCCCTTTTTTTTTGTATAATACAAATACCAAGACAATATAAACTGGATATAGACTGACTTGGCAGACAACCCTAGAGGACTATATCTTTTAAACTAGGAGAAAAAATGGCAGGAGTACATTTTACAGGACCTATTCTTTTTGCAGGTAAGAACAACGAAAAGAAGTGGTTTGAAAATTTACCAATTGATAAAAACCCAGATTACGTAGTTTATTTTGATGACTTTGATAGAATTGGATTTGACTCCAACACAGGTCATAGATGGACTGTCGTAAAAGATTCAGGCGCGTCTGTAGCGATTGCAGCAGATCAACTGAATGGTTTAGTAAACTTAAACTCAACAGCAACCACAGATAATGATGGCGCTTCAATACAAAAGAACGAAATCTTTCAAGTACAATCAAATAAAGATCTCTGGTTTGAAACAAAAGTTAGAACATCTGATGTAACTGACACTGATTTATGTTTTGGTTTTACTATTAATTTTGCAACAAATCCAGAAAACATGTTAGCTGCAACTGATCGTATTGTTTTTCAAAAAGATGATGGAGATGCATCAATTCTTTGTAAAACAGAAAAAGATGGTACAGAAACATCAACAGATTCAGGTATTGACATGGAAAACGATACTGATGTTACATTAAGTATTCGTTGTCAAAGCACAGGTAAAGTTGATTTTTTTGTAAATAGAAAATTAGTTGCAACACATACAGATAATATTCCAAGTGATGAAATTTTAACAATAGCGGCAATGTCTTTATCAGGTAATGCTACTGGTACTAAAGTTACGTCAATTGATTATATGTTTGCTGCATCTGATAGATAGGAGTAAATCATGAACTCTGATGTAGGTGCAAAAACGTTAACATCAACAGGCACAATACAGTCTGGTAGAACTAGATTATTGTCTATTTACTATGTTGGTCATGCTAGTGCAGGCACTTTAACTTTTAAAGATGGTGGTGCTAGTGGTACACAAAAACTCGTTATTACAACACCAGCTAGTAGTGCAGCAGACCAATATCAAGTAGACATACCACTAGATGGTATTGTGTTTAAAACAGACATGCATTTAACAATATCAAATGTTACATCTGTGACTGTTTTTGTTACACCAGTAACTGCTGATACTGACAATGGATAGTTATTATGACGATCTTGACTTGCTTGGTTACAAAGAGGGGGGTATGCCTCCTCGTAATAAAAAGTATTACCGATCCACAAAGTCAGGAGCTGGAATGACTGAAGCTGGGGTGAAAGCGTACAGACGCAAAAACCCTGGCTCAAAGTTAAAAACAGCTGTAACTGGTAAAGTAAAAAAAGGCAGTAAAGCAGCCAAACGCAGAAAGTCTTTTTGCGCTCGTAGTGCAGGACAGGCTAGAATGCATAATATTAATTGTAAGAAAACGCCTAACAAAAGAATTTGTCAGGCAAGAAGGAGATGGAAATGTTAGAAAAAATTTTAATGTACAAAGGTATGATAAAGGACTTGTACGTAAACAACAAAGATCCTATAATAGTGGCGTTATGTATTATTTTAGCCCTATCTTGGATTTTGTAATAACAACTATTTTTGTATTTGTTTTTTTGTTTGTTTTATTTATAGGGGTCTTTTGGTCAATCATTAGATGGCCATTTGAAAAGATTGATGAATTTGTCCAAAAACTTTACACTTAGCGAACTGACTAAATCACAAACAGCTTTACGTTTGGGTATTGATAATTCACCAAGCAGTCAGCAAATATTTCATTTACAAAATTTGTGTGAAAATGTTTTACAAAAAATTAGGGACAGGTTTGAAAAACCAGTTATTGTTAGTTCAGGGTTCAGATCAATTGAACTTTGTCATGCTATTGGTAGTTCGGCTAAATCACAACATACAAAAGGTCAAGCTGCCGACATTGAGGTATTGAGTGTGGATAACAAAGTTTTAGCTGAGTGGATAAAAAATAATTTGACTTTTGATCAGCTTATATTAGAATTTTACAAAGAATCAGATCCACAAAGTGGGTGGATTCACGTATCTTATGTGAGTGAAAACCCGAGAAAACAAAGTTTAAAAGCTTATAAAGATAAAGGAAAGACGAGGTATATACCATGGTAATGGGTAGAAATCAAATGAAACAACAAATAGAAAAAGGTCCACAAAAACGAAAGTATGCTAAGACTAGAAAAAAGAAAAAAAAGGTGGTACTATAATGAAAGATGATATTATAAATGCTTTAGTAAAAGTTTATGATGGCAATATTGAAAAGGCTAATGCAACTATAAAAATTTATTTGAATAGTTCTGTTGGCATAGGGGAACACCCAAACATCATAGACGAGATAGACAAACAGGTAGATATTGTATCAACTAATGAACATAAAATTGATATTATAAGGACATTTAAAAATGAGTGATAGAATGACTTCAAAGGACGTAAAAGAAGCAAGAATAAGAGCTATGAATAGAATAGCTCGTGAAATGGCGGGAGAAGATAGACTTACAGTTAAAGACCTTGAATCAGCTGAAAAGGCAGTTAGAGGATTAAGTTTAGATGCTTTGCGAGATCTTGGAAAGGGTGCTAGTAATAAGGGTTCAAAAAAAATGGAAGGTTTTTCTATGGGCGGTATGGCCGAATATATAAAGGATCTATTATGACAAAATTATGCCCGAGAGGGAAAGCAGCAGCAAAAAGAAAATTTAAGGTTTATCCAAGTGCATATGCAAATGCCTATGCATCAAAGATTTGTGCCGGTAAAATAAAAGACCCAAGTGGTGTAAAACGAAAAGATTTTAAAGGACCGAAGCCAGCTAAAAAAGGTGCGATGATAAAAGCAAATGAAGGTAAAGATATTAAAAAAAATTTAAAAAAACCCTCGCACGCATTTTCTGATGCCTTGAAAAGACCAGTTGGACCGGATGAAAAAGTAGGTAACCTTATTAATGAGGCAAAAGCTAAAGGCGTTAAGGTTGAAGGCACTTTACAAAAAAGCACAGTAAAACCTGGTAAAGTTGTACCTGGAAAATTTGATCCAGGCACATTAGGTAAACCTGTTGACATAACAAAAAAATTAAAAGAAGCATATGGCAAAATACCTCCTCCTGTAAAAAGAAAAGTGGGGTTGGGTGTGCTTGGAACCACAGGTCTGGTGGGAGCAGGTATAGCTGGAGCAGTATCGCTTTATGAATTAGGTAAAGCTGGTGTGGAAAGTGGTAAAAGAGTTTATACAGTTTATAAAGCAGGTAAGTATAGAGGAGAAAAAAAACCAACAGCTTCTTTTCAAAAAAGAAGTACAAAAAAACAACAAATAAGAGATCAAAAGTCAGAAAAATTTTTGGCGGGCAAAGGTTTTGATCAAGGTGGTTTTAGTAAAGTCGGTATGCACGATGTTATGGGTTCACCAATATCTGTTGATGTTGATGGTGATAATTTATCAAATGCCTCTGCTCAAGGTTATTATAAAGATTTATTATAATGGGTTTAAAAAAGTGGTTTTCCGAAAAATGGGTTGACATTGGCTCAAAGAAGAAAGATGGGTCTTACTCTAAGTGTGGTAGAAGTAAATTAAAAGAAGACAAGAAAAGAAAATATCCAAAATGTGTTCCTTTAGCTAAAGCTAGAAGGATGTCAGAATCACAAAGAAGGAGCGCGGTAAAAAGAAAAAGATCAAAAGCACAAGGTGTAGGTGGTAAACCCACTAATGTAAAAACCTTTGCTTCTAAGGGGATGTTGATTCAAACTTATTATAACGATATACTATGACTATGAAAAACGGATTGAAAAACCCAAAAAAAGCTGATTTAAACAAAGATGGTAAATTATCTGGCTACGAGAAAAAAAGAGGTATGGCCATAGAAAAAGCTATGGGGGCAAAAAAAGGTAAGATGTTTAGAAATGGCGGTAATGTTCTTGTACCTTTTATTGATTACAAAAGAATAGCTGGTATGGGTAGAAAAAAACCTAAAAATAAAAAAGAAGAAATAAAAGAAAAAAATAAAAAAGTTTCCGCTATTGTACCAAAACCAAAACCATACACATCAAAAGAAATTACATCAGAACCTAAATCAAGCCTCCCTTTTGCAGTGAAGTTAAGACCCTTTCTTCCTAAAGAAGAAGAAAAATTAAGTGCAGAATTGACGAGACGAGGAGATGCAAGAACATCTAAACCAGGTACACAACCAAGAACTACGGGTCCTGGTGACACAAGCTCAATCATGAAAAGAACAACTAAATTAACTGAAGCACAAAAGGCAAGACAAAGAAAACGTAAAAGCAGAGGACAAGTTGCTGATTTTTTTAGTGGGTTTTTTGATGCTTTAAGTCCAACAAGAACTCCACCTGTGCTTGAGAATATTGCTGCACCTTACAGAAGAAAGAAAGGTGGACCTTTAGGTGTTAAATTAGCAAAAGGTGGTTTTAAAAAGAAAACACCAATTTATTAGAGATGTGTTATGGCAACTTCAACAACAACTACATTTGATCTCAATATTGATGACATCATTCAAGAAGCATATGAACGATGTGGAGGACGCACAAACAGTGGGTACGATTTAAAATCTGCAAGAAGAAGTTTAAATATACTTTTCAGCGAATGGGGAAACCGAGGCGTGCATCTGTGGAAAGTAGAATTGAACGAACAAGCTTTAACAAACGGGACAGCGACTTACACGGCACCGAGTAATGCTAATGATATTCTTGAGGCTTATGTCAGTACAACTTCCGGTCAAACGACTACAACTAATGATGTTTCTTTAACTAAGATAAGTCGTAGTGAATATGCAGCTTTACCAAACAAAGGTTCAAAAGGTCAACCCTCTCAATACTATGTTGATAGATTAACTACACCAACAATAACTTTATATCAAACTCCTGATGCTTCAACATTTACTCATCTTAAATATTATTATTTAAAAAGAATTGAAGATGCTGGTGCATATACCAACACAGCTGATGTTGTTTTTAGGTTCATACCTTGTATGGTTGCAGGATTAGCGTATTATATAAGTATGAAGGTAAACCCTCAGATGACACAACAAAATAAACTTATATATGAAGATGAATTATCAAGAGCTTTGAATGAAGATGGTCAAAGAACATCTGTATATATTACACCACAAACTTATTACCCAAGAGGAGTTTAGATATGAAAGGTATGAGAATAATTAGAAAACAAGCTGGAGGCTATATGTCTGCATTACAACAAACACGACCTGACCTGTATAAAACAATTTCTAGTTACAGAGGTAGGCTAACAGCACCTGAACAACAAACATTTGATAAAAGAGCAAATATTCAATATAAAGCAAGTATGAATATGCCTGATCAAATGCGTCAAGCTTATTACAAATCTATCGAACAACAATATGGCGAACCAACTGATGCTCAATTTCAACAAGTAAGAGAAGGTTTGAAATCTAAAACATTTGTTCCCACATACAGATATGTTGATCCAAGCACACAAGGGCCTGCTAGAACTACAGGATATTATAGAGATTTATCAAAAGAAATTTCACAAGCAGAAAAAGATTTATCTGGTTTAACACTAACTGAGTCAAGGCAAAAAACAGTACCTCTGTACAGTTATTACGAAGGACGTTCTGGTGTACAAGGTTTAGCAGGAAGTAGACCTGGTGTGGCTAGAACTACAACAGAATTACCAGAAGGCTCCAAATTTAGACCTGCCAGTGGTGGTGGAATAGGGGCAAGAAGTGCAGATTATATTAGTCCAAGTGGAGTAAGGTATGTTCAGCAAGGAACAAAAAAAATAACTGAAACAACTACACGTCCTCAAAGGGCAGGTGATGCGGAGTATGATAAATTAGCGGCATCTTTATCTAGATTACAAACAAGACATAAATATAGATTTGCACCACAATATTCCCAAGATGGAGGGACAGGTCTTACTTCAGAAAATATATATCAAAAATTAGGTATGGCTAAAGATGGTGGACTAAAAGAAGATTTGAAAAATAAAAAATTTTCAAATGGTGGTAAAGCTTCCATACGAGGAACAAAATTTACAGGAGTTTTTTAAATGCCTTACGCGCGTGGTAAATATGCAAAAGCTATCTCAGATCGTTCAGGCATGGCATTTCCTTACAATGAAATGGTTAAAGAATGGAATGGTTCTTTTGTACACAAATCTGAATACGAGGGTAAACAACCACAAATAAGAAGAAAACATATAACAGCTGATGCAATTGCTCTAGCTAATGCTAGAAGTCAAAGATTTCAGCAACCTTCTCAACCTTTTATAAATGACGCAACTTTAGATCAAACAGTGACTGACTCAGGTGGTGGTGGTCAAGCAGTTGTTAACTTAACACTTCCTGGTGATTTTGCATTTAAAACAGATGGCTCTATATCGTTAACTTCAACTGAAGCTAACCCAACTTATGGAAGCATGGTGCCAGATGATGGTTCTGCTGAAAATAGAAAAAGAGAACTAACTGCTGTGGTTGGTAATGTCACTGTTGATGCCCTAGTCATTACTCAAACTTTTGCTGTTACTGTAGTTGGAGGTAATCCTGCAAATCATCCATATCATAATGTAGGGTCAACTAACAAATTTGGCATAGATGGATCTACCGCAACTGCTGATGTGACACTGACTTTCAAAGAAGGTAAAACTTATCGTTTTGATCAAAGCGATTCATCAAATGACGGCCACCCTTTAAGGATAAGTGAGACACCAAATGGCACACATGGAGGTGGTTCTGAATATACAGTAGGGGTTGTAACAAATGGAGTCGCAGGACAAAGTGGTGCTTACACACAAATCACTGTTGCAGATGGTGCTCCTACATTATATTATTATTGTACAAATCATTCTGCCATGGGGTGGACTATAAACACTGAGGCATAAAGTATGGCAATAACACACGCAAATTTTTTAACACAAGTAAGAAACTATACAGAGGTTGATAGTAATGTATTGTCAGACACTCTAATAGATCAATTTATTAGAAATACAGAATTAGATATTGCTGGTAAAGTTGATTATGATGATTTAAGAAAATATGCAACAACATCTACAATTGTTTCGCAAAGGTACTTGAGCATGCCTTCTGATTTAATCTATTTACGATCTGTCCAAATAACAAATTCTGGTGTAAGAGATTTTTTAGAAAAAAGAGATACAAGTTTTATATCTGAATATAACGCAGGAGATGCAACAGGTGTGCCTAAATATTATGCAAATTGGGATGATCAAAATATTGCCATAGCACCTATACCTAATGCAGCTTTTACGATACAGATAAATTATATCATAGATCCTCCTCATTTCACCTCGTCTAACTCTACTTATCTATCAACTTATTATGAAAATGTTTTATTGTATGGTGTTCTTGAAGAGTGTTTTAGTTATCTTAAAGGACCCCAAGACCTATACAACCTTAATAAAGCAAAGTATAATGAAGAAGTTCAAGCATTTGCGTTACAACAAATGGGACAAAGAAGACGAGGGCAGTATGAAGAAGGTGTTCCAAGGATTCCAATTCAGTCACCCTCACCTTAAATTTATGGAGTAATTATGGCAATAACAACTAGTGTAATATGTAACTCTTTTAAAAAAGAGCTTTTTGAAGGAACACATAACTTTAAACAAAGTGGTGGTAATTCATTTAAATTATCACTGTATACAAATAGTGCTGTTTTAGGTAAATCTACGACAAGCTTTACCACTGATGCACAAGTATCAAACTCAGGTCAATATACAAGTGGTGGTGGTGCTTTGGTAAATGGTGGAACATCCTTATCAACCGATACTGCTATTGTTGATTTTGCGGATAGATCATTTACTGGAGTAACACTAACTGCAAGGGGAGCTTTGATTTATAATGATACAGCGTCAGGCGATCCTGCTGTTTGTGTTTTAGATTTTGGTGGTGATAAAACAGCCACATCCGGAACATTTACAATTCAGTTTCCTGCTTTCACTGCAAGTGCAGCTATTTTAAGAGTTACGTAGGTTTAGCATGTCCAACGGATGGGGACAACTAACCTGGGGTGAAGGTCTTTGGGGTCAACAAGGTGACCAAATTGTATCTTTAACAGGTTTTTCACTAACATTAAATCTTGGTGGGTTTACTCAGACAACAGTGGGTGAAGCTACTGGTATCGCTCTCACCTCATCTTTAGGAACAGCGGTAGGATTTACAGATTTTGTAACTCAACCAAGTGGATTAAGTTCAACTCTTGGTTTTGGCTCAATTAACTTTTTTAATGACAGTATTGAGTCACCAAGTGGAGTTGCTTTAACAACAGCAATAGGTTCTGTTATTACTTTTGCAGATGTTGAGATGGCTATTACAGGATTTGATTTAACAGCTTCACTTGGATCTATAAATTTAATAAATTGGGCAGAAGTTGATGTAGGCACATCTGTTGTATGGACAGAGGTTGATAGAGCTGCATAAATGATTTATAATGTGAACTAATATAAAGGAATAGTATGGCATCAACATATTCAACAAGTTTAAAACTAGAATTACAAGCGACTGGTGAGAACGCCGGTACTTGGGGTGATAAGACAAATACAAATTTGCAATTAGTAGAACAAGCAGTCGGTGGATATGAAGAGGTATCGATTGCTGGTGGTGCAGGAACAACTGCATTAACTATGTCTGATGGTGCAGCTTCTAATGCACGAAATATGGTTGTTAAATTAACAGGAACAATTACAGGAAATAGAATCGTTACTGTTCCTGATAGTATGGAAAAAGTTTACATCGTTTCAAATGGAACTACTGGTTCTTTTACAGTTCAATTTAAAACAGCTAGTGGCACAGGTTATACTTTTGTTGCTGCTGATAAATCAGTTAGGGTGCTATTCGCTGATGGCACCAATATTGTTGATACAGGTATAATTAATACATCTTCAACGGACACACTTACAAACAAAACACTAACAACTCCAACTATTAATGGAGCTACGACTACAGGTAGTATTGCTAACTCAGCTACAATTGCAGGAGGCACAGTTAGTGCAGTGACTTTGACTAAACCCAGAATTGCCGATGCTGGTTTTATTGCAGATTCAAATGGGAATGAACAAATAATTTTTCAAGAAACGACAAGTGCAGTAAATGAGTTAGAGATAACAAATGCCGCTACGGGTAATGATGTAGGACTTGCAGTAACAGGTGGTGATACAAATGTTGGATTAGCTTTTACAGCAAAAGGTGCAGGGCGATTTAAATTTAATGATGCAGCTTATATTCCTGAGCAAACACTTACAGATGGTACAAACATAGATTGGGATGTACAAGCACAACCAGTTGCTAAAGTTACATTAGGTGGCAATAGAACATTGAACAATGCAACTAATGGTGTCACAGGGCAGTTTGTAAGCCTCTTGATAGTTCAAGATGGTACTGGATCCAGAACTTTATCGTTTGCATCTAATTATGAATTTGCATCAGACACAGCTCCCACGTTAACAACAACTGCTGCGTTAGGTGATTTTTTTGTGTTTTATTATAATGGATCAAAATTTATTGAGGTTGGTAGAAACCTTGCATTGACATTGAGTTAGGAGAAATTATGTGGGCGTTAGTAAAAGCAAATCAGGTTATTAAAATTTTCAATGGTGCTCAAGCATTTGAGCATAACGATATTAAACATCCTGCAAATATTTTTTCTAGTTGGAGTGATGCAGAAAAGGCAGCTATAGGTCTTTACCCTGTACAGACCGATAACTCAAATTACAAAGATCCGACATTTTATAAAAACAGAAGTGAGTCTTTTCAGTTTGATGCAACAAACAAAGTGGTAAAAAAAGTTTGGAAGACAGCAGAAGATCATGAGATGGAAGATAAAACAGTTGATGGTGTGACTGTTGAGGGATTAAAAACTAAAAAAGTTAATGAAGTGAACAACCAAGCTTATACTATTCTCAAAGATACAGATTGGATGGTAATCAAAGCTAGCGAAGTTTCCAATTATTCTTTGCCAGACAATGTTTCTAAATTTAGAACTGCAGTACGAGCAAAATCAAACGATATGGTCACAAGAATAAAAGCAACAAAAGATGTAAGAGTTTTAGAAACTTTATACACTTACACAAATACAGGTACAGAATCTAAACCTGTAATGACAAGACCTTTAGGGGAGTTTCCAAAGCTGGAGGACTTCTAAATGCCCATAATTATCCCCGGTAATAGTCAAGCATCTACTGGATACACAATAAGTCAATCAATTAGGTTTAATGATGATGATAATCCATATTTAGTTAGAACACTTGGCACTGCCTCAGATGGAGGAAAAACATATACTTTTAGTTGGTGGCAGAAACTTGGTAGTAAATTTGGTGCACAAGCTATGTATATGATACATACAGACCTTGCTGGTGGTAATTCTGCTGATTATCTTTATTTTTATAATGATAATTTTTACTCTTGGCATGGTACCAATAGCTTTATTACGGATAGAGAATTTAGAGACCCATCTGCTTGGTATCATTTTGTATATGTATATGACTCAACCCAAGCAATAGCAAGTGAACGATTGAGACTATATGTTAATGGAATTAGAGAAACAAGTTTTTCAACTGAAAATTATCCATCTCTAAATGCTACCAGTTATTTTAATACCAACAGGGCTCATTATATAGGTGGTGCAAATGCATCTGGAAATAGACTTGATAGTTACATGGCAGAAATACATTTTTTAGATGGTCTTGGATATGACCCTAGTTTCTTTGGCGAGTTTAATGATTCAGGAATCTGGATACCCAAAGAATATACTGGCAGTTACGGAAGCAACGGATTTAAAATTGATGGTAGAGATAGTTCTGATCTTGGAGACGATGAATCAGGTAATGGTAATGACTTCACCTCATATAACCTTACAGCATCTGACCAAGTTCTTGACTCACCTACCAATAATTTTGCAACTTTAAATCCTATTTATGCAGATGTAAGTGGTATAAATTCTATAACTGTAGCAAATGGAAATTTACAAGGCACTGGAACAAGTGGTCAGTTTGACCATAAAACAGCCACATTTAATTTACCAAAATCAGGTAAGTGGTATTTTGAATATTATCTCGGTGGCTTATATACAGGTTTTGGAATATGTATAGTTGGTCAAGAAGCAAGTATAGCAGGAGGTTATGGGTTTGGTGCTTTGTCCACATCACAAGGATTTGGTTATCAAAATGATAGTATCTATAATGGTAATGCTGTTACAACAGCTTTAGGATTAGGCAATAGAAGTGCTGGTGATATCTTAAATGTTGCAGTTGATGTAGATAATGATAAATTTTATTTAGGTATTAATAATACGTATGTCGCTGCTGATGGAGGTGCTGATGGTAATCCCTCATCAGGAACTAACCCAACAGTAACGACTTCATTTAGTTTATCAACAAATGATATAATTCTTGGTTTTTATTTAAGTTCTAGTTCAAGTTCGGTTTATCTTAATTTCGGTCAAGAGGGTACTTTTGGTGGAAATAAAACTGCTGGTGGAAACAGTGATGCAAGTGGGATAGGTAATTTTTTATATAGTGTACCAACAGGATTTAAAGCCTTGTGCACTAAGAATTTAGGGAGTTAATATGGCAACACCAACAATACCAAATGGCGAAGAACATTTCTTTCCGATAATCTACGAAGGCAACGGAGCTGGGCAACGTGTCGGTAAGTTCGTACCTTTTACAGATAATGGCACGATTGCTAATAGTGTTATATTTAACGATGGAGATAGTGCTTACCTAAGTAGAACACCAAGTGGTGCTGGAAACAGAAAGACATTTACTTTTAGTTGTTGGATAAAATTAGGAGCTGGAACAATAAACTCTGGTGCAGAAAAAGCAATATTTAGTGCAAGAGATGGAAGTTCTGATAACTATTCTATCTTATCAATTAATGGGGACCAATCTGGTGCAAATCAGTTAGAATTTGTAAATAGAACGGCTAGTGGATATGCAGGATATGCTTTTACCACAAGAACACTAGAGGATTCTTCTAAATGGTATCATGTTATGGTTGCAGTTGACACAACTAACTCAACTTCAACTGATAGAATTAAATTATATGTTGATGGTGATAGAATAACAACCCTTACTTATTCTGACCCAGGTTCCAATACTGATATGGCTGTTAATAATAGTGTGGCTCATGCTCTTGGTGCAAGACCAACAAATAATTTGCATTGGGATGGGTATATAGCAGAAGCAAATTTAGTTGATGGCACAGCATTAACACCTGACACATTTGGACTTACGGACACATCAACTGGCAGATGGATCCCCAAAGCATTAACAGGTATTACCTACGGAACCAATGGGTTTAGATTACAGTTTGGATCGTCAAGTGCACTTGGAGATGATACCAGTGGTAATACAAATGATTTTAGTGTTACAAACCTTGTAGCTGGAGACCAGACCACCGATAGTCCTACCCAGAATCATGCGACCATTGATATTAATACAGCTTCTAATTCGTCCATGACCTTTGCTGAAGGAAATCTAAAAGTTGAAATGAACAATGTATATCCTGGAAATGTTTTAGGCACACTTGGTGCAAGTTCAGGTAAGTATTATTGGGAGGTGACATTAGGCGGTACTGGTTCGTCTGCAAATGGTTATGCTACTGGTGTGGGTGTTGCAGAATGGTCCAAATTAAATTCTGACCCAGGAAGTACAACTAGTCCATTTTCAAGTTACATAGATAGTCGTAGTTTATATTTTCACAATGGTACTAATCATAGCAGTTCTACAACTTTTGCATCAGGTGATGTCATTGGTATCGCATTAAATTTAGACGATAGTGAAATAAGTTATTTTAAAAATAATACAATTATTGGTTCTGCACAACCTTTAGTTGATGATCAGACTTATTTTCCTCTTTTTAAAAATTCAACAACTGTTGCTGATTTACACTATACACCTAACTTTGGGCAAAAGTCTTGGAACTACACCCCACCAACTGGCTTTGTGGCTTTACAACAAGACAACTTGCCAGAGACTGCAAAAGGGATGAGTGGATTTGTGTGGATTAAAGAAAGAACTGCATCCTCTAATCATCAAGTTTATGATTCAAGCAGAGGTGCAGGTGAACTTATAATGCCAAGTGCAACTAACGCAGAATCTACAAGAACTGATGCCTTATATAAATTTTTAAAAGGAGGTTATGCAGTAGGAGATAATAGTTCTATTAATGGCTCTGGTGACTCTGTTGTAGCTTGGAACTGGGTAGCAAATGGAGGAACTACTGCAAGTAATGGTGATGGTTCACTTAGCTCGACTGTCCAAGCAAATACAACTGCTGGATTTTCTATAGTGCAATGGACAGGTGATGGAGGGCAAAGCACAGTCGGACATGGATTATCTGGTACACCAAAAGTTGTAATACAAAAAAGGTTGAGTTCATCTAGTGATTGGTGGTTTTATACTACTGCTCTTGATGGTAGTTACGATTATAGCAAATTAAACTCATATAATTCTTTTGCAGCTCAAAGTTCTGGTTCTGCTCCAACAAGTACAACATTTACATCACACGGATGGAGTAGTAGTGATAATATGGTTGCGTATGTTTTTCACGAAGTGGAAGGCTTTAGTAAATTTGGTGGATACACTGGAAATGGTAATGCCGATGGTCCTTTTGTCTATACTGGATTTAAAGTTCGTTGGCTTATGCACAAAGCAAATAATGGTGCTGGGTGGTACATTTATGATACTGTCAGAGACGAAAACAATCCTTTATTGTTTCCACTTTTTCCAAATACAACTGGAACAGAAAGCACTAATGTGTATGGGATTGATTTTTTGAGTAATGGATTTAAATTAAGACAACCTACTGGTTATGGTGCTAATTATAGTGGAGTTGATGTATTTTATATGGCATTTGCTGAACATCCATTTGTTGGGGACGGAACAAACCCTGTAACTGCGAGGTGACATGCCTCTAATTCGTATACCTTTCAAAGGTGGTTTTAATAAACAAATAACACAAAGTGAAGCAGCAAATCAATGGACAGATGGTGACTTTGTTCGTTTTCGTTATGGTGAACCTGAAAAAATTGGTGGTTGGCAACAAGCTGTATCAACAACTTTACCTGGAGTGGCAAGAGCATCACACATTTGGACTGATAGAGATGGCACAGAATACATAGCCATAGGCACAAGTAAAGGTTTATTTTTATTTTATGGTGGTGGTATTTATGACATTAGTCCTCTTGAAACAGCAATTACAGGATTAACTTTCACCTCTACAAATGGCTCTGCTACAGTAACAGTAAACAAAACTTCTCATAATTTAACAGCAGGTGAGTTTGTTGTTTTTTCATCAGTGACTATGCCTGGTAGTGGTACAGGATTTACTGCAGCAAACTTTACTGATAATCCTTTTCAAATTATTACAGCAGCTACAAACAGTTTTACAATAACAATGCCTTCAAGTGAATCTGGCTCGGGTATGACAGCAGCAGGATCAGGCACAGTGCAATCTTATTTTCCTGTGGGTTCAGCAACACAGACACTTGGTTTTGGTTGGGGTACAGGAACTTGGAATGGCTCTACTGCTTGGGGTTCAGCAACCTCAGCTTCAGCTACAAGTTTAGAACCAGGTAATTGGTCATTAGATAATTATGGCACAATACTTATAGCAACAATTAAAAATGGTGGCACCTTTGAATGGAACCCCACAAGTGGTGTGACCACAAGAGCTACTGCTGTTACTACAAATCCAACATCAAGTGTTATGACAATCGTATCAGATACTGATAGACACTTAATTCACTTAGGTACAGAAACAACTATTGGTAATATAACCACACAAGACAAAATGTTTATTCGTTTTTCGGATCAAGAAGATAGAACAGATTATGTGCCTGTATCTACAAACACAGCAGGAACATTTCAATTAGACAGTGGTTCAAAAATAGTTAGTGCAGCACGAGGTAAAGATTATATATTTATCGTGACAGATACCTCTGCATATATTATGCAGTTTGTTGGTCCGCCTTTTACTTTTTCTATAAGACAAGTAGGTTCAAACTGTGGAGCCATGTCACAACACTCATTAGTGCATGTGGATGGTATTATGTACTGGATGGGTAAGTCTGGTGGTTTTTATGCTTACGATGGTGGTTCAGTAAAAAAGATAACATGTTCTGTTGAAGATTTTGTATTTACAACGCAAACCTCCGATGATTTAGGATTTAATTTTGGTCAAAGTGAACAAGTCTTTGCAGGCTATAATACTTTATTTACTGAAATAAATTGGTTCTACTGTAAAGATGGGTCTACACAAATAGATCGATGTGTAACATTAAATTATAGAGAAGGGTTATGGACAACAAGCTCTTTAGCACGAACAGCATACAGTGATAAGTATGTATTAGATAATCCATATGCAACAGAATACAATGCAACAGGTTTACCTTCTGTGTCTATTAATGGTATTACGAATGAGTTCGGTGCAGCTACATTATACAAACATGAAACAGGAAATAATCAACTTGATGTATTAGGAAATAAAACTGCAATCAACGCATTTATTGAGTCAGGTGATTTTGAAATGCCAATGGAAGGCACTGCAGGTGAGTTTTTCGTAAAGATAAGAAGGTTTATACCTGACTTTGGTAAATTAGATGGTGATGCTCAAATTACGATAAACCTTAAAGACTTTCCGTCTGAAACAGAGGCGTCTTCACCGCTCGGACCATTTACTGTTACATCGAGCACAAAAAAAGTTGACACAAGAGCACGTGGTAGGTTAGCATCACTTAAAATAGAAAACACATCAACTGATCAGTCTTGGCGTTTTGGGGCTTTTAGAGCTGATGTACAACCTGATGGTAGAAGATGACAAAAAAAGATCCTAAAGTTGGAACAGGTAAGAAGCCTAAAAAGTCTGGTAGACGTTTATACACTGATGAAAATCCAAAAGATACAGTAAGTATTAAATTTGCTACACCGACTGATGCTAGAAAAACAGTGGCTAAAGTAAAAAAAATAAATAAACCTTATGCACGAAAGATACAAATACTAACTGTTATGGAACAACGAGCAAAGGTTATGGGCAAAACACAAGTTGTTAGTATTGCAAAAAAAGCAAAAGAAGCTTTGAAGAGAGCGAGAAAAGTTGGCTAAAATAAATATACTGATTCCTGAACTGAATGAAGATTATGTGGTGCAAAACCAAAGACAAATAACTTATGGTATAGAAACATTAGTAAATCAATTAAACTTTGCTTACCAAAATGATTTAAAAAATGAACAAGATGCCTTTAACTTTTTTATGAGTCAATGACAATACAATATAAAAATCAAGGTTTTTCATTAACAACCACAGGAACAACAAGTGTGTTAACAGCACCAACTAATGGTCGTTGTCTAGTCAAACAAATACAAGTCCATAACGGCTCATCAAGTGCTGCAGTAAATTTAGCAACACAAGTCACAGATACAAGTGCATCTGCAACATTTAGAATTGATAACGCTGCCATTGCTTCGAATACAACACGACAAATAATATCACAAACACTTGTTTTAGAAGAAGGTGACATTTTGAAAATGACGGCAGGTACAGCTAATGAGATACAAGGTATAGTATCATATGCATTACTTGATCGTTCACAAGAAAATGGGTAATTTTTATTTGCAATTAATAAAAAATATTGGTATTTAAGATTATGGACGTAATACATTGTAAATCAGAAGTTATCATCAAAAATAAAAAAACTGGTAAAGTTTATAAAGATGAAGATGCAGCAAAAAAAGACATCCAAGACAGCTCCACTGACACAAGTGAGAGTGACATACAGCGGGACGTTAACATTATCGTCCCAGAGTTATCATTGGATGGAGAAACAGATTGACGCCATTAGGTGGGACTGAACTTCAGCATAATTTTTTAAGTCAATTTGTGGACAAAAAATTATTAGAAGCTGTGAGCATTTGCACATCTGTACCAGAAAAAATACCTTTATCCAAAAGTAAAATAAATATTTTATGGCAAAAGAATGCTCCAAACCAACCAAATATACAACCTTGGTTTGCAAATAAAGATAATCATAAAAAGTATGATTGGTATGTATTCAACAGTAGTTGGAATTATGAAAAATACAGAGACGCTTTTGGCTTACCAACAGATAAATGTCATGTTATAAAAAATGGTGTAACACATTTTCAAGAAAGGCAAGTGTATAAAAAGGGTGACAGATTACGAATGATATTTCACCCAACACCCTGGCGCGGTCTTAACGTCTTATTGGCTACTATGCAATTGCTTGAAAAAGAAAATATTGAACTAGATGTATATAGCAGTTGTAAAATTTATGGTAAAGATTTTGAAAAAGATAATGATGAACAATATCAAGATTTATACGACCAAGCTAAAACTTTACCCAATGTAAATTATATAGGGTATAGACCTAATGAATTTATTTTAAGTAAGTTACCTTATTATCACATGTTTGCATATCCAAGTATTTGGGAAGAGACATCTTGTATATCATTATTAGAATCTATGGCAGCTGGCCTTTATTGTATCGTGACTAACTATGGTGCCTTATATGAAACAGGAGCCGAGTTTCCTGCATATGTAAACTATGAAACAGATTTAGTTAACTTAGCTCATCAATTTGCAGAAGGTATTAAAGTATGCCGGGACACGCTTCACGAGCCAGTCATTCAAGAACACTTAGACGAACAACAAAAGTATGTAAAGCGTTTTTATTCGTGGGATAAAAAAGGTTTAGAATGGACACAATTTCTTTCAGGCATAGTAGATGCAAAACAGTAAACCAATTTGGTTAAAAAAAGAAAGACCAGTTAGTTTATTTGTAGCCACACCAGTACACAGTGATGTGTCCATGCACTATGCTCAAACTATGTTGGAATTGCAAAAAGAATGCATGAAAAGAAATATGCGTGTTATGTTTCAAATGATGAAATCATCACTTGTTACACAAGGTCGTAATCTTTGTGTGAGTTATTTTTTAAATACCGATTTTACACACTTATTATTTGTTGATTCAGACATAGCTTTTGATCCTGATGCCATATTTAGATTAATAGAATTAGATAAAGATATTATATCCATACCTTATCCTATGAAGACAGCACAATGGGATACTCTTATGGACAAGATAAGTTCAGGGTATGTAAAAAAACCAGAGGATTGTCAACATCATATGTTGCAATACCCTTTGTTAATAAAAGATAGAAACACAAATATAAAAATACAAAAGGGTGTAATAGAAGCTACGCACTGTCCGACCGGGTGTATGTTAATAAAAAGAGATGTATTTACAAAACTTATAAAAGAGTATCCTGATCGGGAGATCGTACAAAAAACCACCATAGATGGTAAGTATATGGACAGACCACATTTTTATAATTTTTTTGATACTTATTATGATCCAGAAACAAAAAGGTATCTTGGTGAGGACTTTGCTTTTTGTAGATTATGGTCAAAAATAGGTGGTAAACTTTATTGTTATGTAATGAGTTACATAACACATGTTGGTGAATTTCAATATACTGGTAGACTCTATGACGAAATGCACGGGGATGGTGTTGAAAGTAGCACGAAATCAGAGTAAAATAAACCTTAAGTAATTACTTAGGAGCTTATATGATATTTGGTTTACCTGCAATAGTCGGAGCAGGACTTATTGGAACAGCAGCATTCGGTGTCGCAAAACTTGCAGGTGCCTCAAATAAAACAGCACTACTAGCTGGTTTAGGTACATTTGGTGGTATGGCTGCTTTAAATGCTATGAACCCAACAATTTTTGGTCAAACAGTAGCTAAAGAAAGTATGGGGGCTGCATTAGGTGGATCTTTACCACAAACAAAAACAGCAACAGATTTAGGATTTATGGTTGGTGGCGGAGGACTAGGCGGCAGTGCAGCACCAACAGTTTCAAGTATAGCAAAAGCTGGTGGAGTAGGTTTAATGGGTGCAACTCCACAAGCGTTAGGAACTGCGGCTACCATTCCAGAAGCAGCTGCTTTAACAGGCGCTGGTGGTATGGAAGCAGGAGGTGCTTTAAAACAAGCTTTTACAGCAGACGCAGCTAAACTTGCCTT